ATAATGAATAAGTATTTAAAAATGCACATTACAAAAGCGACACCAAAACAAAATGTAAATCTTTTTGGGTACACTGTTTTACAGTTTCTTGGTTTTTTTATGTTCACCTTATTCATGATTTTTCTACTGGTGATACTATGATTCAAACCAATATGTTTGATAAATTAGAAGTTCCTAGAAATGTCCGTGAAGCACGCTTTCTAGAGTTTCATAAACAATACCCAATAGTTTATAAACTATGGGATAGGTTCACTAGGGAATGCATTGACAAAGGCATGACCAAAGTAGGCACTGCTCTTATCATGGAGCGCATACGCTGGGAAACAAGCGTAGCCATACAAGACACAACCAACAAAAATAAAAAACTTAAAATTAATGATCATCACAAACCTTATTATTCAAGGCTTTGGATGAAGAACAACCCTCAATACAAGGGCGTATTTGAAATAAGAGGAGTAGAAGGAAGTAATGATTGAAGCGGACGTATTACATAATATTATTGAAGATATAAAAAAAGCACCAGCTGTAGAAATTCATAAAAAGAAATACACAACTGTAGCTACAAGATTAGAAATATTTAGAAAACATACTGGTTTTAAATACGGTATCAACACCGATATTGTCACATATGGATCCCAACCAGGTGAAAAGATTGTAATCAAAGCAACCATATCTACTGATCAGGGATTTGTTTTAGCTAGTGGTACAGCCGAAGAAATTATTGGCAACGGAAATATCAACAAAACATCAGCACTAGAGAATTGTGAAAGCAGCGCCTGGGGGCGTGCTTTGGGCAGCCTTGGCATACATGGTGGTGAATTTCCTAGTTACGAAGAAATGGAAATAGCACAAGAAAAGGAAAATAAATTGAAAGATAATCCTAAACCTGATGGTGATCCTGAAGATAAGTTAGCTGCTGCTGAAAAATATGTAGAACAGCAGATAAAAGCAATTCAAACAATGAACCAAAATGCGCTCACTGTTTGGACACAACACGAATCAGATAACTTAAAATCGTTAGCTGATCTTAATAAAAATCTACATACAAAATTATTTAACGCTTACAAGGAAAGGAAACAAAATGCCGTCAGCGCCTAATATGAAAAATAGTAAATTAAGATTAAATGGATCTATTAATGCAACAGATCAAATATCTGTAGGGTTTTGGTTTAACATTGATGACCAGGATTTAGTTGATCAGCTAGAAAAGTATTACGCTATAGCTAATAAATCACCGTCAATACAGCTGCAAAGGAAAGAGATAGATACATATACAACAATGGGTAACGCTAATCTATTCTTGCCTGATGAACGCAAAACTATGTTGCAAAGCAACTCAACACCAATAGGGGATGATGATGGTTTCCCTGGAAGGTAGATCTCTTTTTAGACCAAAAGAAGTAGCCATAAGATTGTTTGGTGATTTTGGCGATGCTAATCGTAAAAGAATTTATCGCTGGATACGAACTGGTAAAATAAAATCTATCAAAGATTCAAGAGTATACTTTATACCTAAAAATGAAATTATTAGAATTGAATCTGAAATGAATGTAGAAATGGAGATGGCGGATTAGTTTCCGCCATACATCGCTGAAGCAGCTGCTTGTCTTGCCTTTGCTTGTTTTCTTTCATTCTTAACAAAGTGACCATACTGCTTGTAAGTAAAGTTAGAGTTTGAATGCCCCATGAGAGCAGCTACTTCCGCCCAATCTTCACCCAGGCTAGATAACTGTACTGATGCATAAAAGTGTCTCATATCGCCCCATAGGATAGGTTTTACACCAGCTCTTTCACAAACTCTTTTGATTAGTTTGATCAATATCTTTTGTACTTTTGGTGTGCCGTTGGAGCTTGCAAAAACAATGTCACCAGGCGCGCTAAACTTTGATGCGATCTTTAGCTCTTTTAGTTTCTTCATAGTAGCTGCATCTATAGGTATTTCTCTTCTACCTCTTTTAGTTTTAGTGTCACCAATAATCATTGTGCCATGCTTCACTGCACCCTCGATACGAATTGTATCATTATTAAAATCAATGTTGTCCCACTTCAATGCACGCAGCTCACCTTGTCTCATGCCGCTTGCAAGAGCTGTAAGAACCATACACTGATCATGAAGAGTTTCAGATGGTAATCCGTCACTAACAATCTTTTGAATTGTCTCAGGCTGTATTCTTGGCGCCCTATCTCCAAGCTCTGATGACATACCTAATGATACTTTATCAAGAGGGTTAATTGTAATCCAACCTTTAAGATCACAATAATTCAAAAACATTTTTAATACTTTAATTCTTTTCTCAGCTGTAGCTTTTGACTTACCTTCGTCAGTAATACCTTTTACAAAAGCTGTAACTAATTCAGATTTGTTTTCTCTTTTGATAATATCAAAACTTTGATCTAAAAATTTCTTACCATCAATATTTATATCCAAACAATAACCTAATGATTTTTTAATTTCTTTGAAAAATGAAACAGACAATTCTTTATTATCTATTCTAGTTGTTTGGTAATGATAAAACTTATCTACTGCCTGGGATACTTTTACTACGTCAACTTTTTCTGCAATAGCACCAGTAATAAATTTAGCTTTGAGTAATTCAGCTTCTTTCAAAGCTGCTTTTTGTGATGGATAGTTGCCATAATTTACAGAATAACCCACACGCCTTGCATCAATAACCCAATGCTTTCTAGCTTCCCAATATCTTACTTTAAGATCCTTCATTCACCGCTCCTTTGTTAACCGCTTATGTAATAAATATAACAGTAGATGACATATTTTCAAGATAGGAACAGAAAAAAATGTTAACAAAGTGTTAACAAGTATAATTTATGTGATCTTTGGAAGAGGTCTTTTGGGGAATAAGCCATTGATATTACTAGTAATATAATGGCGAGAGTGACGAGACTCGAACTCGCGACCTCCGGCGTGACAGTTCGTAAAAATCTTATGCGTGGGGTGTAAAGAGGTAGGTATTCAGGGAAATACGGGTACAGAGTTCCCACCGATTCCCTCGAAAAAGTGTTAACAAAATGTTAACAATTAGGATTTATATTTACCCATGATGGATTTCTTTTTTTTACCATCTTTTTTCATAGGCTTTTTCTTCATTGTCATTTTTTTACCGCCTGAAGATTTATGATACATTATGATTTTCCTTTCATTTTTTTCATTAATGACATTGCTTTTGATTGAGCTGCTTTTGATAAATCCTTTGCATGAAATACTTGTTTGGATGCTGCACTGTGTGAAGCGCCAGTATGTATCTGACCATCCATCTTATGTGTCTTGCCCATATAAGGTTTACCATCTTTAAAAAAGTGTGTGCCTTTTGCCATTATCAACTCCATTTAGTTCTGTCTGCCCAGTAAGCAGCAGACATTTTTCCCTTGGCTATATTCTTTGCGTGTCTAGCCTTGAAACTTTTACGTTTGTTTTTCATCCTTTCGCTTTCGCCTTTCTTTGGCGCACCAGCTGTATCAGCTCCTTGTTGACCAAATCGTATTGTTTTTATTTTGTCACCTACCTTGGCAACAACAACATGACTTTTTGTAGGATGATTAGGTGTACGCTTTGGTTTATTAAAACCACTGACCTTCATTCTTTTTAGAATACTGCTCATGAAGATCTAACAGAACCCATCTTTGATGCTTTGTTTGCAAACTTAGAACCACCTATCTTTGTCATTGTACCGTATACATAACTATCAGCAGCTTTACCCTTCAAACCTTTTGCTTTGGCTTTTGCCATCAAAGATCTTTCTAATTTTTCTTTCATTAGTCCTGGCATTATATCCTCCTAAATTTTCTAGTTTTCTTCATTATTGACTCAGGTTGTTTTGAAAACTGTTTACCAGCTTTTTTTGACTTTCGTTTAGCAGCTGTAGTTGCAGCATACTCAGCTGGTGTAAGAGCCTTTATTGCTTTCTCAGGCAAATAACGCTCACCAGTAACGCTTGATTTTTTGCCTGACTTAGTGCGCCATTTCTGTTCGCCCCAGCTCTTCAGGCTTCTTTGTGACTTGGCTAGGCTCATGATCTGTAACCACCACCTCTTGCCTTGTATGTTTTAGCTAGTAGTTGTGCTTTCCTGGCTGACCATTTACCAGCCGCTGTTCCATGAGTAGCTCTACCTAATATAGATTTATATAATCTTTTTCTCATTTCAGGTTTGGTATAATTACCAGCTTTATTAACCGCCATGTAACAATCCCTTTCTATAGCCTTCTGATCTATTGTATGTCAGTGTTTCTTTTCTACCATCAGGAACATATGAACAATGTATCCAGCCGCTGTTACCTCCCTGGAAACATTCTAATATTAGTTGATCAAATGGTAGGTTTTCTTCTATCCATGTAGCTAACTTATAATTACTTACACCAGCTACCTCAAAATCTGCTGCTTCACCTTTTGCGTGTTGGCTGGTTGCCTTTGATCCAATAGCTTCACATAGTTCAGGTGAACGGTATCCACTTGAAACTATAAATGATCCAAACTCATTTCGTATTGGCTGTAATATATTTTCACACAATGCTGTAAGATTAAAAATGTGATCAGCTGTTGGTGTATTTGGTATACCTTTTCTTTCAGCTGTCTGACTTTTTGTAAGTTCAGCTAGAGAAAAGTTTTTTGATAACATCATTTTTTGCCCCTGAATTTATCTACACCCTTCAATCCTAGTCCAGCTAAAATTGTGAAATACAAAACATTCTGATACCAATCAGGCAGCTCGTTCAGTCTATCAAAACCTTGTTTGACTATATCTTCCATACCAGGGATGAATACCAAGATAACTGGTATCAAAACAATTACAGTAATTATTTCGTCTTTCCAAGAACCCTGGGTACTCTGCGCCATAATAAGTTCCCACTTGCTGCTATGAGTTGCAGCTGTCTTCATTACTTCTGCTTCAGCTTCTGCCTTTGCTTTTGCTACTGCGCCTTTTGCTTTTGTCTGCTCTATCTTTGATTCCATAAAGCTAGATGCAAGGGATGCAAGCGGTGTTAAAAATTGTAACATAATTATTTCCTATTCATAAAAGCTGAAGCTCCCATATAAGCAGCAACGATGCCACCGCCAGTGATATAAAAAAGATTAGATATATCGGCAAGTGCCTTAACTCTTTCGAGATCGACAAAAAACATCGCACCAGTAAATACACCCATAGCAACCAGGCTTGCAGTTGCCATACGTCTTTGCGCCCTTTGTTTTCGTAAATCATGTTCTAGTTTTTTTATTTCAGTAACATGGCTTAATTCTTCATCTGAAACTATACCATCACCATCTTCATCGTACTCAGCGTATATTGATTCTTTCTGTAACTTTTTCTGCATCAATAAACCTTTACTTTTTTTGGATCTACTCTTGGAACTACCTTACAAATACATTCATAAATAATTTGCTTACCGTCTGCACTATCATAAGTTTGATCACCAAGATATCTTGAATAATACAAACAATCGTTCACATTACGAAAATGCAATTTTGCACTCAGATCTCCTGATAAATAGCAAGCCAACATAAAAGCCGTCATATAATACCTTTTTTCTTAGCGATTATTGCCAGGACAGTTACAACACCAGCACATAAAGCAGTAATTAAAATAGCTAAAAGAACTTTCAATGCAGTATCTTGAATTTTCTCTTTTCGTTTTTGGGCAGCTATGGCTGCATCTTTTCTTTTCTTCCTAGCTTCAGCGCAAAATGCCAGGTAATCTGTATAAAGATTTGGTCTGCCGTAAAGCTGCATGAACTCACGAAGTTGATCTTGTTTCTTTCTTATTTGTTCTAATGCCATAAACTCTTCTAGATCTGAATCTTGTTTGCCTAGAAAGTTTGTCCAAATACTATTTTTTCTTCTGTGTAAATCGTTTCTGAGTTGATCTTCAGCTGCACAAAAGCGTGAGATCGCCGCCCCAGCGTTTGCTATATCTCTCGAATTTTCTACTGTTTTTTTGATGACCGCAAATGCCGCGTTAGCGGCTGCTAACATTTCCAGCATTTTATGGTTTACCTTTTATGTAGATTTAATTTTTGATTATTATAGATATTAGAAGCACAATGGTTGTACCAGCAGAGCCTATTAGGACGGCTTCCAGGCGCTTAACACGATTCAGTAACTCTATAAATCTTTCTTGGCTAAGTGCTGCTAGAGTATCAAGTTCAGCCTTAACAGATTGCACAGTAGGTTTAGCCATCAATCAGCATCCTCTATCTTGTTGCCTTCCTTGACCCATTCTTGGATTGCTTGGTAGTGTCTGTTGGCAGGGTCTAGTGGTACAGACATAAGAACACCATCTATTGTTGCCTTGATACTCCCAGTACCAATATTGTTAAAGCCTTTTGTGTACTTTGCTAATGTAATATTCATCTTTTCCATAACTACTCCTATAACTCTGCATCAAAGTCTATTCGTGTATGCTGACCTAAATAAGCAACATGGGCATGGTCAGTGCTTGGATTGAAATCTAATCCAATGGTAAATGTTGCTGTCGCATCATGTCCTTGTACTAAAGTCATGTTTCCTGCTGTAAAATCATCACTATTTCCATTTCCTTCACAGTGACCTGCATTGTTACTAAGGGTACTTCCATCTTTTGCTACAACTGACGCTGATGGTTCTGCTCTCATCATTTCTCTTAGCTGAATAGTAATGAATCCTGTATTTGTTGACCACCTCATTAGTGCATAAGCTGTATATAAATTACCATCTGTTGTACCAAAATGTTTTTGAAAATATCTTTCGCACAAAGCTAGTTCTTCCCCAAATGATCTATGCTCAAATGGTGTGGCTTGTGAGCCTACTTCCATTTGTATGCCAGTAATATACCACTCATTATCTGTTGAGGACATTATATTTGCTGCTTGTCCTGCATATCTACTAGCTGTGGCTGTGGTTGCCCAAGACGTTCCCAAAGAACCTGTTGTAAAATTACTACCTGCTGCAACACAAAATGCAATTTCAAATCTGTTACTAACGTCATTGGTAATTGATGTTGCTGTATTTGTTGGTAGCTTTAATATTTTTCTTTCCCAAGTGTTAGCACTTGATATTGTATATTGTTTTGTAATTGTGCTATCACCTGCTGCATTTAATCTAAACTCAACAGTATAAACTCCAGTTACATTGGAACGAACATAAAAAGATACAGTCACTTCTTCAGAAGCACTTGAGCCATAATTAAAGTGTTGCACATCTTGACCCTCTATTTTATAAAGAAATCTAGCTAACTCATCTGCATCAAGTGATGATTCAGCAGTGGTGCAATCTAGTTTTTGTGATGTTGAGAATCCATCAGGTGCAGTAGAAGATTGTGATACAGTAAATGCAAAGTTATCTGTGTTGTTTGTTAGAAATTGTATTCTGTCACAAGTTTGAAAACCAGTTGATGTTGATGATGTACCCCTTTGTGCCACTTGCATTGCACCATTGATGATAATATTCCTTCGCCCACCAATCTGACTATTGGTTAGGACTTCACCCATCTTTGCTAATTCTGCTGCTTTGGTCATTCTGCATTCTCCAATGCTGTAACTTTTGCTTCAAGTGTTTCTATTCTTGCCATAGCTTCTTGTAGTGCTTTTAACGCTTTCATGTGTAAAACAGATAATTTTACAGTTTTCTTTTTGTTTCCTTCATTGTCATGTTCTTTTTCTTCAACAAGACCTCCCATATCGGATGCTTCAAGTTCTTGTGCAACAACACCTATTTGTGTTAAATCAGGACTAGCAATAAGATTAAAATTTCTAACTTGCACTGCTTTAATATCTGCCCACTGAGATTTTGCATCTACTATATTTTCTTTAAGTGATTGGTCAGAAAATGAACTATATGTTCCATTGTCATTTCCGATGTCACCATCACCATATATAAATGCTTTACCAGCATTGCCATAAACTTGGACAACAACCCCACTACCATTTGTATTTTTAGCAGTATTTATATTACCTGATGATAAAGCTGACCCAAAATTACTTGAGTTGACTGTTTGGTCAGTCCTTGAAATAAGTAATGCTCCGTTATTATCAACTCGCATAGCTTCTGTAGCATTTGCTCCTACACTGAAGTTCATACCAGCTTCTGTGTTGCCACTTCCACTATATCCACGAATAGAAGCTAGTGTCGTACCTACACTATTTTCAAACAAGATATTCCCAAAGTTATTATTTGTTGAAGCAGTATCAGAACGAGTAAATTTTAAAGTTGCATCGCCTGAACTTTTTGATATTTCAAGTGCAACATCAGGACTAGTAGTGCCTATGCCAACTCGTTCTGAACTATCTATAGTAATAGCAGTAGCATCAGCATTATCGTCTATACCTTGAGATGTAAAAGCACCACTAACAGTAAGATTATTACTCATAGTAACAGCACTATCAAAGCTACCACCATTAGCCTTGCTTACTGTATCTGCCACTGAGAATACGTCATACACAACAATCACAATCAAATCATCAGCACTTGCTCCTTGTGCCAATACAACAGACGTACCACTGGTACTTGTATAGTCTGCACTACCTAGCAATACACCATTCTGAAATACATCTATGTAATTTGTATCAACATAAGATAGAGTAACACCCTCGCTACTTGCACCAGTAAATGTAGTCTGACTAGCAGTGGCTGTGTAGGTATGTACTCGTCTTACTCCGTTGCTTGGACTTGTTCCTATGTATGGCATTGTTTATCCTTTCAATGCTTTCACTTCTGTTTCAAGTGTTTCTATTCTTGTCATAGCTTCTTGTAGTGCTTTTATTGCTTTCATATACAAAATAGAATATTTAACTGTTTTAACTGTTTCTTTATTCCATGTAATTTCTTCTACTAATCCATTCATTTCTGATGTTTCAAGCTCTTGTGCTATGACACCAATTTTATTTGCTGAATCTAAATTATCTTCTTTCATGCTATATTTACGAACTTGTAATGCTTTAATATCATTCCATTGACTATTTGCATCAGATATATTTTCTTTAAGTTTTTCATCTGATATTGTTCCATAAGACCCAGTTGAATTTGTTACATTTCCATTATTAGCGAAGACGACTCTTTGAGTTCCATTAACTTCAAATCCATAACCATCACCATTAGTATTTAAGTCTATTTGGTTGCCACTACTTCTTATCCAATTAGAGTTATTTGTACCTGCTGTGCCTGCACTACCAAGAACTAGTCTAACTTGTGATGCTCCAGTACAATGCACATAACTATTGCTTCCATCTATTAGAAACTGTTGTGAACTATTTCTTGAAATAGTAAAATCATCACCTGATGTAGATTCAAGTTCCCAATCACTACCTCCTGCTTCATAAGCAATAGTAATTTTATCGTCAGCTTCTATTGCACCAGTAACATCTAGTGAAGTTGTTGGACTTGCAGTTCCTATGCCAACCCTATTGTTTGCACTATCAACTTTTAATGTTGATGTATCTACAGTTAAGTCATCACTAACACTTGCACTATCAACACTTATAGACGTAGGAAATACTGTTGTTATTTGTTGTCCTATATATCCCATATCAACTCCTACTCACTAATCGTATCAACTACTGATACCCAAACATCAACCGAACTTGCTACAGTGCTTTGAACTTTTAAAATATCTCCCGATTGCATGACTATTTTTGCACCACCATCTAACAAAGATAATGCCGAGCCTTTTGGAATCGGTGCTGATTTCACAAGGTAAAAGTCATTTGCTCCATCATTGATAAATACATCTACATCTATTTGCGAGGTATGTGTATTTGCTATATTTACACCAACTAATGCATCATCAGAGTTTGCAGTTCTAACTGTAACAGCAGACGTTCCCACATTTCTCTGTTTATCTCTTTCAAAATCTTGTGCCATATTTTACTCCTATAAAGCTATAGCCATTGCCACTGCAAAACCTTTTGTTGTAGCACTTATATCACTAGCAACCTCACTAGCACTTCTACCCTCTATCGTTGTGCCATTTACCCTTAGAAAATCATTATCTGCTACACCTGATCCAAAGGTAGCTACATTACCACTGGATATACCTGATGTTGGTATCTGTGATGTAAGTGCAAGTGTTCCAGCAGTAGCTGGTAAAACTAAAGTTATGTTTCCTGAAAAGTCAGCGTGTGCTGGTGCTGTAAGCTGTGCATAATGTGCATTAGCTGATTCACAGTAAAATTTTATGTTTGACTGAGATCCACCATTTTTAAGTACAATCTCACCAGTTTGTATATCTACATTACCATCTATTCTGACTAACCCAGTTCCGTTCGGTGTAAGTGCAATATTACCATTTGATGAAGATACAATACTGTTACCATTTACATCTAAATTACCACCGAGTTGCGGCGTGGTATCACCAGCAACAGATGTTAATGATGCTTGTGTTGTTATCTGCCAGGCTGATCCAGTATATACTTTTAGTGCGTTAGCAGTTGTATCAAAGAACAAATCACCAGCATTAAGAGCATCACCATCATTGTCGGTTGATGGCTCACTTGATTTGGCTCCTAAATACACATCATCAAAATTATCTGCGCTAGTTGCAGCTGCTGCTGCGCTTGCTGCTGCTGCCGTAGCACTGTTTGCTGCTTCTGTAGCTTTTGTGCTTGCTGTATCTTTATGACCACTTGCTGTTGATGCACTACTTGCAGCTGCTGTTGCAGAGTTTGCAGCATTGGTAGCAGAGGTTGCTGCTGCACTTTGTGCTGTTGTTGAAGATGCAGCATCTACTATAAGTGAATATTTTGCACTATTAGTATTAGTCGTTAATGGTTGTGATCCGCTAGATGTATGTGCGCTTGTGACGATAAATATATTATTAGTGCTAGTATCTTTTACAATATCCCTTACTACATACGCAGTGCTTGCCGCCCAATCACCTTTGAATGTTCCTATCTCTTGAGTAACATCTAATTCACCTGAAGCATCAAACGCTAGTAATTTACTAGCTCTGTCAGTTGCTGACGTAGAAAATTCACTTGATGTAATAGTATTTGTTCTTGAGAGTTTGATTGTTCTATCAAGCTCTTCTTGCAGTTGTTGCGTTATAAACGTAACTCTATCTAATGCATTTTCATGACTTTCAGCTGGAAACGGATCATTCTCAACATAGTCTGTTCCCTGGGTAAGAGTTAAGTTTCTTCTTATTAAAACAGTTTCACCACTGGCTGGTCTATTATCTGTAGATGAATGATGAGCATCAGAGCTGTTACCAGTGTTAAATTTAAACAAAACATTACCACCTGATGAATTACCAGCGTTTGTAACAATGTAATGTGTATTTAGTGTCTTTACAGTTTCAACACCAGTAGATGATCTTATAATTACAGTAAGATCAGCGTCAGCAAATATCTTAAATCCATAGGCAAAACTATGGGTAGATCCATTACCTGAATAACTGTTCTTGGTAGTTGTACTAGATACTGTCATTTTTTTACCTTTAATCTAATAAATTATTTTCAAAAAACACACGCTGTAATTCTTCATTGCCAGGCATTGCAAGCATTATTGGCAATGCAGCTTCGTAAAAATCACTTTCAGCTTTTTTAATCATCCTTATTTTTGCATCATCTTTTGCTCTTATATAAACTGGATGCACCGTAAGAACCTTTAAATAATCTCTAAATTTATACATACCGCTGCCCCTTGAACCTTGAACATTCAAACGCAACATAACTTTGTTTTTAGCTATTTCTGTGAGCTGCCCTCTTCTAATATTATCCAGGGCAACACCATTTATTCTTTCCTTTTCATCTGTTAAAGGCGCACCTAATCTAACAAGTTCAGCAAAATAAGGTTCTATATTTTCTTCGCCATATTTCATTCTAAATGGCGTAATGCTATTCCATAAAGCAAGCATTGGATTTACAGAAAAAGGCACACCTCGTTCTTTTTTAAATCCAAGCATATCGTATTTATATGCATAGTTTTCTTCTACACCTTTTACATACGGTATAGTCATAACTTGCTGGTTCCATCCGTATGCAACCGTGTCATAAAAAAACGTAGCTGCTGAATCACCATCTATATTTTTTTTAGTACCAACTAATGAGTATGGTATTTCTTTGAATGGATTGTCTGTATTTTGACTATCATCATATAATTTTTTTACATCAGCAATTGTATAATATAATTGTGGTATTGCTGGTTGTTTACTAGGTATTATAGTGCCTTGTCCTTCAACACCCTCTTCACTATCTGTTAGTTTTTTTATGTTTCTAACAGCGCTGCTATAAGGCAATGGAAATGCACCAACCATACTACCTAACGGACTATCAATAATTAGTGATGGATCTGCATAATCATAAGCTCTTATAATAGATCCTAAACCTTGAAGAAACGGTAAGTCTCTGAAATAATCAGCAGTTGCTACAACACCAGCTGAAATTAAATTTAACCTATCTTCAGGATCATAAAACATAGTTTGATATTGAGCTGTACTTGCTGCAATACCTAAAAATGCACTTACTGGTTCTAAACCCTGATAACTAACATAAAGTAATTTACCATTCGGCAACCCAGTTTTTTCATTATACATTGGTAACGGATCACCATCATCATCCGTTGGAAAACCTTCAGCTCTAAAAACTAAACTATATGGCTGCCATCCTGGGGGCAACATTTTTTGCGCCGTTTTGTCTCTTGGGTATGACCCAGTTAACTGACCATTGATAGCATACTCATGAAATATAGCCAATGTCATTGCACCCAATGACATTTTACCCATAGCTCTTTGTTGCGCCCTTGCACCATTTTGCCCAAGTAAGTTTTTTCTAATAGTGCTGCTTGGATTTAACATTGATGCAAGAATTACCAATGGATGACCTTCGCCAACTCTTAACATACTATTTGTTGGCGCCTTGGCAAAAGGCATCAACAATTTACCAAAAAAGTTTTTTCTAATACCTTTAGTAAATGATCCTAGTAATCCATCACCAAGATCATCTGTCATTGTTACATATCTAGCTGCGTTATCTAGTTCATCTGATTTATACTTTGGATCTAACAAAGTCATCATAGCATCATCAACAGCTACGTCTGTTGAATTACCTTTTGCTTTTGATGCTCTAGCAGTTCTTACAGCTTGTTCATATAACTCACCACGGCTTGAAATAACTCTCCAAAAATCATCTGCTGCTTGTAGAGCTGTACCTGGGTATCTAATTAACTTACCAATTTTATCAATAGCTTGACCAGCTGCACCTGATATATTTAATGTTTCAGAATCAATCGCCCTATAATTAGAGTTTTCAATTTTATTTAAAACATCAGCTGGTACGCCACTTTCAAATGTTTTGCCCATAACAACATAGGCATCTCTTAATGATTTAGAATATCCATATACCCTGGCAAACAAATCTTCAAAATACACACCTTCAGGATTTACTTGCTTACCAACTAATCTTTGACCAGTTCTAACGCCACTTCCTATACTAGCTGCCAACATATCTGCCATTAAATTGTACGTCATGAATAATGGCGTAGCTAACATATTTTTAAGATGAGTAGGCGCCCAGCTTAATAAACCATTTATGTATACTTCTTGCCAAATATCACCAATCTTTTGATACCATGCACCAGCCACATATTTATTAGCATTCGCCTGACCACCAGTTTTAAGTGCGTCTAGATAACCTTTAGCCATATCTTGTGCTAATTTAGTGCCACCAGTTTCATCAAGTATAACTTGCGCCTGAACATCAGGAATATTAGTACCAGTTTTAATTCTAAATGATTGTAATGCCCTGGCTATTTCAGTTTGTGCGCCTTTTGCTTTCATTTGTATTCCAGCATGAATAGACATTTGGCGCCTGAATGCTACCAAGTCATTTGGACTTGCATCACCACTTTCAACTTTTTTAGCTAACTCTTCTAATCTAGATGCTGATTTTTGTAACAAAACTCTAACAGCTGTCATTTCTTCAGCATTTAAGAGTTGTCCTGATTTTTTATTAAGTAGTTTTTTTGTCAGACCAATTTCATCAGCAAGTAATTCTGAAGCATTTGCAAGTGTTTCTTCGTTTGTTTGTATACCTCTTTTTTCTAATTCTTGTGGGTTTTTGTATATTTCACTAATTGAATTGATAGCTCTATTAACATCACTACCACTTTCAAAATTATTAAAATTAAAATCTAAGCCAGTGTCACTTGTAATTAAATCTTTTTTCCTAATTTCTAAAAAGTCTAAAGCGTCACCTTCATTCGCAAGACCAGTTTGAAAATTTCTCATACCTTTTTTGGCAACTGTATTTACTTCTTCATCAGCTGCTTTTTTAGCAAGATCAATTAAATCGTCTTCAGGCTCTATTGCTACTTTTGCTTGAAAGCCAGCCTTTGCAAATCTTTCTTGACCTTCAGGTGTTAAGACCTTTTCAGATGTATCCTTTTGTACACCTTTGTATGTTTCATCATCTTTTAACAAACCTTCAACAGATGGTTCAGGAACCTTGGTTGTTGCGCCTGATCCTGATACACCAGTACCCATGCCGCCTTTATTTTGTCTGTTTATTATCTCACCAAACAAACCAAATATTTCTTTTCCTAGTCCAGCAGTTTGAATATTTTTGCTAACGTCAGGTCTTTTGTCGGCAAAATTAGTCATGCCAGTAGCAGACGCTTCTAGCGTTTGTTCTTCAGGTGTTGCCATGAGATCCTCAAAAAAAAAGGAGCGCCTAAAGCACTCCCACTATATATAGTCTTTTACCATATTTTAGGACATTTGTGAATTTTTTTCACTTGTCGGTTTGTTTGCAGATCCACTAACATACAACTCGGCAAATCCTTTGCCTGATTTTTTTGCTTCGATTTGTCTTCTTAGGTTTTTTACAATAAAGGAATTTTCATCTTTACCTTTTTGTAATTGCCTATCTAGTTGCTGTTCCAAAGTACTCATCGTATGATACTCCACCGTTGATCCATGTTGCAGATGGGTTTTTATAAACCACGGTCTGATATTGTACTACATCTGCAAAACTTATTCCATCTATTTTTCCTATTTCTTCTATAACATCTGCAAATAAGTCTTCTTTTTCTTCGAATATTTCTTTTGCCCTAGATGGATCAAATGCTTCATCAAACTCAGGTATGTACTGAAACCTAATACCAGTTAATCCAGCTGTTGGTTCATTACTTAAAGACATAATGTCAGGTCTATCTTTATACCTTGCGTCAGTTATAAATGTAAAACCATCTATTCCTCTAGCTCTAAGTGTGTTGGTAATTATCTGCGCAAAGTCTACATTTTGTCTGTTTTGAAAATATATTTCTGCACCAGGTCTAGCTCCTTCGGTTCCATCAGCAACAACCTTTGATACAAAAACTGCATCCTGGTTGAATTTTTTGCCCATCTCAACAACCTTATCTGTCATAGCCTTGGGATTAAAATTTGTTCTTGTAACAACCTCAAAATTCAAAGATCTTTCCAATTCACCCATAAATTCGCCATATGTGTTATTAGCTTGGAAAGCCATAACAGTATCATCATTTTTAAGAGGTGCTGTAAGTTCTGCTGACAAATCAGCTTGTTGTATGTTTGTTGGAACATTGTCAGGTCTTTCTCTAGAAATACCTATTGTTGTTCTTTCAGGTGATCCTTCTAGAGTTTTTAATTCATCTGCTGCTTTTATTTTATCAGCTTCACTTGAAGCAGAGCTATTAATAATTGATCTAAGCTCTTTTACTCTTTCAGGATTAGCTGATCCACCATACACACTTTCAAAGTCTAATGATCCGCCTTCACCAGCTTTTGTTGTCCATCCGTTCTTAGTCCACTTTTCTTTTTCTAAAAACCAAACTACTGCCTGGAGATCATCTGCACCCATATCACCTATGTTTGGATTAAATGCTTTTATGCCACCCTCCGTATTCAATATGTTTGCAGCATCAGAAAATACCTCTTGACCAAAACCAAACTCAGATCCTATTTGTGGATTTTCAAAAGTACTTTTAGATAGATGTTTACCAGCTACAGCTTTTTCTGCTGGTGGTGGTATTCTTGGTAATCCAGCAGCATCTCTTAAATATCTAGCAGCCCATACATCTATTGTAGCTTCATTACCAAAACCAATAAGATTACCAGTAAAGTTAATTGTTTTTGGAGCTTTGCCAGGCTTTATTTGCCTGAACATATCAAGTAAAGCTGTAGTGGCTGCTGGACTATTATTTCCAAATAATTTACCAGCTGCATTTCTTATAAGATCAAAATCAACATTTTCATCTTTTGCCATTGCAGTAAGTCTTGTTGAACTTAAATTACCACCTTCATCAGCAATCTTTTTATACATTTCAATTTGTTTATCAAAGTCACCACGGACATAAGATCTGAGTACACTAACAGCATTTTCATAGTTTTGTTGTACGTTAGTCATTGCTGACGTTGCACCAATAATATCAGCAAATACGTCAGATAAACCACCAAACTCTCTTCTAAGTCTAGATCTCATTGATCTATACCAATTTGCCTGGTTAATTATATCTATTGCAGCTTGATCACCATTCTTTGCTCTTTCAAGAACACCGTTAACATCCGTGACCATTTTGTTTACAAGATTAGATTTATGAGTTGAAACAGCTGCTGTTTTTTTATCACCTTTTAATTTATCAAAATTTTTAACATTAGGAATATGGAAAGCATATGCTGGTTGCTGCCATCTAATATCTATTGAACCTTTTTTATTAACTTTAAATGATGGATTTTTACTGTCAGCTGCAATATTGATTGGTAGCCAACCTTCGCTTTCAGGATACTCATTTTTAACCCTTAGAGCTTCATCTCTGATGGTGTTATATTCTTTTGTTGTCTTAGTATCTGTTTTTAACTTTGTTGTTTCTGCTCTAGATAATCTATTAATTATATTACTAATAACACCAGCTTCAGCTTCACTTGTTGCAGCCGAACCAGCTGCTACAGTGCCGCCTTGTAAAACTCTTTTCCAAGGTATTTTTCTACCAATTCTAAATGCAGCTTCTAATAAACCACCTATGCCCATTCCCTCTAAAGATGACTTTGCAAGTTTTACAGCTTCAGGATCATCTTCGTATTTTGTAAACAAACCAACTAGCATTTCTCGCAATGCTTCCTGATCTTGTTGTTCAACGCCTTCAGGGTTTGACAATAACTGACCTACAAGCGTTTGATCGTTTGCATTAAAAGCAGTAGCATCGGCTATACCGCCCCACATTAATGACCTGGTAAAAGGATTTGCATTTGTAATTAATTTAACAAAAGAAGCTGCTGGTATTGCTGTTGTGCCAAATTGAGATATAGCTTCTGTCAATGCGCCAGTAATTTGATTGTCATATGGTTTGGAAAGATACTCATTAAATTTTACATTCAATGATTTAGGAATAAGTTGTTCTCCAAAATCTGTTATTGCCTTTACGCCGCTTTGTAAAAAATCACTTCCCATAACTGGGTTTTGTATATCAAAGCCAATTTTATTAAGACCAGCCGTTACAATATCTACTGGCGCACCAACAATTGTTGCCAGGTTCATTGGTGCTTCTGTCATACCTTTTACCGCACCTTTTACAGTAGCTCGACCCATTGTACCTGGTATTGTTTCTTTCTTATCAACAACTGGCTCTACTTTTTCTTTAGGCTTGTTTACAACACCGATATTAAAAAAAGCAGCTGTGTCTGCTGTTTCATAATCATTTTCTATTTGGTCTAAATAACTTGTCATTGTATTTCATCAATCCTAAATTTTTGATATGCCATAAGTTCTCTTTTTAAATTTTTAACTAATGGATCAGTTGCTTTGAACTTTGTTGGATTATTTTTTATAAAATCTTTTATTGATTGGATTGGTTTACTTGAATCATATTCAAACCCATATGTTTCTTTTACTGAATCAAAAAAATCAATTGCTGATTGTTTCATAATTTTACGAAACTCTAATTCTTTTTTGTTATAAATATCTTGTGCTTTTTTAATAGTTTTTGCGTATGTAATATTATTAGTATCTAGCTTCCATTGAAATAATTCATTTTGTGCATCATCAAACATGAGTTGGAGAGACTTACCAGCTGCACCAGTAGTATCTGCATTTTCGTTATAACTTAATTTATTTTTGAAAAATTGTTTTGCATCTCTAAAGCCATCATCTAATTCTTTTTGAGCAGCTGATAAAAAACCTTTGTAGTCTGTATCGTTAAGTCCTATAGCATTTTCTTCAACCAACTTAGCTGTCAAAATATTATTTCTATCTGCTGATTTAAGTAACTGAATTACTGATCTATCTGACTTTTGGCTGCCTTTTGTTTCAGGCTGCCTTATTCCTAAAAATAATTCTGTTTCTCTTATTTTGCTTGTTGTAAGATAGTATCCTCTTGATTTAAGAATTTGATGATTTTTCTTTGCTTCTTGTAATTGTAAAGCATTATTTACATCAATATTAATAACCTTTGCATAAAGACTATTATTGATACCTTCTAATTCTTTTTGCTTATCTTCTTTTTGTTGTTCACGATCTTTGTCAAACTCTTCAGCTGCTTTGAGTATTCTGTCACGCAGTTTTGTTTTATCACCAATAAGATTGATAGCATTGTTCAAAACTACGTTATCACTTTTGCCATCAACTATTTCCATAGCCACAGCCATAGCACTAGGTGACTTTTTCATTTCTTTCAAAACTAATCCATCCACTAGCATTTCTGCTGATTTATCAAAGGCTGTAGTATATTCTTTTGAGCTGTAGCTGCCACCAGTAAGAGCTTTAGTTAATATACCTGGATTATTTACATTAGTAGAAAAAACCTTTTGAAAGTTTTCGTTAGCTGTTCCAAAGTTATCTGCATTTATGATTGCATTTACAGCTTCATCAGTGCTGCTAGATATATTTGATTTATTTACCTCAATAATTCTAGAATTGTTTTTTTTCACATAATCAATGATTGCAGAACTATAGACCTCTTGTCCGACAGACATAAATCTAGACTGTGATTTTTTAGAACTTAAAAACGGTTTGCCAGTTACTGGATTAATTTTAAGACCCATCTGATACTGTTTTAGTATCTGTTTCATTTTACCCTTGGCTTCTCTTTCAGCCTGAATAGGATTTTCGCTTACTAATGCATTTGACTTTTCTTGCTCAAACTCTGCAATGATAGCTTTTTTAGCTGTGTCAACTTCAGTATCAGCTTCAATATCTAATTTTCTCATATAGATTTCAGTGAAGGCATCACCTACATCACCTATAGCACTTGCTACAGCTGCTGCTGCATTTGGGTTTATACTAGCTGTTATGCGCCGTCCGCCACCACCGCGAATACCAAATCCAGTTTGTTGTTTATATGTAGGAACTTTCATTTAACTTAAACCATATATAGTTGTAGCTGCTTTTCCAATTGCTCTAATCTTCATTGCTTTTGCTTGTGATCTTGCTTCAAAGTATGCAATCTCACCTCTAAGTCTTTCGTTCACTGCATTTTCTCTAAAATCACTTGCTGTAGCAGCTGCCTGGCGTCTTTGATTTTCGTTATCTATTTCAAAGCTCAAAGCGTTATTTAATAAAACATCAAGAGCTGATCCAGTTATAGCTACATTGTTTTTACGCATAGCCATAGCTGATGCATCGTTTAGTCCTCTAAAATCATTCATAAATTTTACAGCATTCCTGGATGCGTCAAACAAAGCCATTTCTGCTTTTTGTTCTTCTGATTTTGCGTTTCTATCTGCTACTGCTTTATTATATCGTCCAGTTTTTTTTACAGCACTAGCGCCCATAAAATCACCAACAAATCCCATTATGTCACCCTACTAAATAAAATATGATCTCTGCCGTCAGGACTATATTTCCTAACAACACCTTCTACTTGCATACCTAAGACTTTGATCCATCTTTGTGCGTCTTCCCAATCATGTCTTACATATGCCTGAACTCTATGAAAACTATTAAGATTCATAAGTTCAATTAAATATTTTTTTACAATTTTTGTAACCTTTAAAGGATGATCAAAAATCATATTAGTTCCAAGAAACCAGGCATCTCCTACACCATTCCATATTGGATAGATGCCACCTGAACAAATTATTTTACCGTTATTTACAGCTGTAAAAGATAAATTTTTTACAACCATAGTTTCAACAAATTGTGATACCTCTATCGGCGGTCTAATCTTTTCATCATTTACTGAACCACCTAAAATTTCTTTTGCGTGATCAGATTCAAAATCAACTATAATCATTTATCAAAAACAGATACCGTTGGGAATATAGCTAGTATTGTCATTGGTAGTGGTTGATCTTGCTGAATAACAATTGTTGCATCATCATCGTAGCCACCTCTAAATTCTACAGTTTTATCTCCAGTAAATAATGGTGTTGCTGTATCCATTGCATCTCCTGAATCTCTAAATGGCACAACGTCTAATTCACTGGTAGATGTGCCAACTTTCAATCCTACTGATCTAAATAGTCTTACTGTAACCTCTGATATTCTTTTAACTTTGCCTTGAGAACTACCCAAAGAACTACCACCATCAACTCTTAGTGTTTCTACTTTACTTGTAAAAGGCAACCCTATGTGTGCTTTTGTAACAGAACGCTGGAGCGTAACGGCGCCTGAACTTACAGTGACGTTTGGATGAACTGATCCATCTGCTAATACTGAAACAGTTTGACCTTCTAAATGGTCTAGACCTGATATAGTTGTTGCAGCGCTGCCTGAATATGTTAGTCCACTATCAACAAAGTATGCATCTGTAATATCAGAACCAAAATCAAATCCTGACATTCTTTCAACATATCTTTTTGTTGCTCCACCTATTGTCCTTTTTACAATTAAATAAACTTCATCTTCATCTAGATCACCAGGTATAACCGCCACTGATTCAACAACTGCATTGCCTGATCCGAATGCACCACCTATAATATGCCTATGCCATGCAACAACTTGCTCCTCTCTTCTATATGTCATGCATGATAGAACGCCGTCTGATCTAACCGTCCATGCAACGCTGTCAGGCTCTTGCTGATAAGCAAAAGCTGTAATACCGCCTTCTGTTATATGTTCAGCTAAAATAGTCATGTCAGGCGCTACATAGCTATCTGATTCATTACTGAATACTAATTCACGCAGTTTTCTTTTAGCACGCTGTAAAAACAATGTAGCATTACCAACTTGCATTGGCTGGATATCTGCTGATCCATATGTGGTTTGTTGTTTTATCTGCGTATTGTTTGGCTTCAATGGTTCGTCAAAACCTGACGCCCTAACAATAAACTCACCACCACTAGTGCCAACTATGAGCTGCCGTCCTGATGCCAAGTATCTAATAACATTAACTTCATTAGATCCTATAGTATAAACCAAACCGTCATCATCATTTGTACCACGCTCAAAGTTTTCAAAATCACCGCTTTGCGAAAAGAATATTGTTTGTGGTTGATTGCTTGTTCCAGCAAATACAAGCCGCTGCTCATAAAATGCAACAGCAGCTGGAAACCCAGTTGTTTCTGAAAACGCACCTAATGCAAAATTACTATCTGCAATTAGATCGCCAGTAAGAGTAAAAGTACTACCAGCACTTTCATTTACCAGGTCAATGCCAGGTGCAAGCGTCAATACTGTATCAGTTACATCAACTATAAGTTTGCCTGATGCATTATTGCTAGATGTACCACTTATGGTAATCTTCATGCCATTTTCAAAACCCTGGGTAATAAAATTACCAGCGCTGTCTTCTATTCTATCATTATGCTCTAAACCAGTTGATGACGGATCTCCTTCATGAAATGATAACGTACTAGCTGCATATGTAGGCATTAACTCTGATCTACCATCTTCAAGCTCTTGTACCGTTGCTGTAACGGATGTAGCACTACTGAAGGCAGTAATCTTAGCAAAACCTTTATGCAGCTTCACAAGGCGTCCTACGTCCGTAGAAACGAATGTACTTGCACTAGCAGTTATTGTTACACTGCCAGTTCTACCATTAGCAGTTAATGTAGTTGTTGTTAGATTTTGATCTAACATTGCCCCACGCTGTAGATCTACTTCTGTTACCGTCCATGCAGTATGACTTGTCCTGGTAATTTTTCTAGGTGCATGACTTGGATGAGCTATGTACATAACGTCAGCTGTTTGAGCAAACTTAATCTGATCTAACTGCGCCGTGGTGTAAGGCGTTGTAAATTCTACTGGACTACCACTTAATACAACAATGCCGCCATCTTTATATACTCTAAAATATTGATTACCAAATTCTAATATATAGGCTTGTTCAACATTAAACTGAAAAGGTATTAACCTGGTTTGTGCAGAGCTTGTTTTAACCTCTCTAATAAATTGTGTTCCTGGTCTTCTGCCTAAACCGCCATGTGGCTGCACTAAAAAATTTTCTATTAGTTGTGCTGCATTATCATAACGTCCTAAATCAGTTCTACCAGTTAGCCTGGGCGTAATCTCACCTGACGTAAAATTTTGTTTTGCAGCTGTGATCTTTGCCATTACAACCTCGATGCAAGGAAGACATTACTTTCTGCCACTGTAAGACTAGATTCGTTATTCATTGTTGCTGGTGTACCTTCATTAGCATCAACAAACCTAGCTTCAACGAGTTTAGCTTTATACATTGTATTGAGCTGCACCATTAGATTTGCGCTATTTACCAACGCATAACAAATATCTGCTGCAAGTTTAGCTGATATAGCTTCTATTAATAACTGATCATATTCATTTGGATCTTCAACTCGTGCCACATACAACATTTTTATTTCTGTTGAATTAGCTAAAATCTTTCTGCCTTCAACTTTATAAACTAAATCTTGATCTTGGAGTTGTAGAACACGCAAACAAAATGGATCTGTTGGAAGGGTGAATTGATTAGAAAAATCAAAGTTTGGTGTTTCTGTGTCAGGAGCAAGTGTCACTCGTCTTAGAAGACAATTCCAGGGATGAGATCTAAATGTTGCATCTCTTACAAAACTATATCTTTGATTACAAATCCTGGCAGCTTTACTATCTTCAGTGAGATCTAAAATATTAGATGCACCAATTAAGTTCAAAGCTGAATTACATATATCAACAACACTAGCCATAATAAACCTTTTGAAAAAAAGGGGCAGCGTTAACTGCCCCCTAGTTAATTAATCTAATGCATAAAGCATAGTTAATTCGATAGTACCAGTTGCAGCTGCACCAGCTAGTGTAACTGTTACTGGGTAACCATCCTGATTAGCATCGATCTCAATACCTGATCCTAATGCTAACGTAGCCGCTACATCAGCTTTACCAGCTGAAGCAGACGAAGCTGCTGCCTTAAATTCATCGGCATCTAAAGCAACTGTTGTACCAGCAGCATTTACATATGCGCCGTGACCAACTGCTAAAGTTGTGCTTGAACCTAATGCATCATGAGCTAAAGAACCACTTATGATTCTTGCGCCGTCAGGAAGGATAAACATTTCAATGACATCACCAGCTGAAAGTGATGATGCTTCATAAACGCCGTGAGCAATACGAACTCTGCCACCTAATTCGTTAGCTTTGTTCTTAACGGAAGGAACTGCTCTAGCGTTAGTTCTTTGAGTAGAATATACTGTAGCCATTTATCTCTCCCTTACTCTGAACACTTAATTTCTATTACTTTTTCTTCTTCCATGCGAGTAGCTCCCATAGTCATGCAGTAATAGACTTGTGTTGCGTATGATTTATCAGCTCTTACATCGATCCTAGCTTGAGGTTCTTTGCCTAGAGCCACCTTCATTCCATCTTGCGCCCAGGCAAATACTCGTCTATCAGAGCTACCATCAACTGGTAATCTGTTAGAAACGATAAATTCAAACCCAACGAAATTTGATATTGTTCCAGTACTTAACGCACGCACTGTATTAAAATCGGCGCTAGTGACTGTTGTTGAGTTTAACAAATCGCTGATTTGCTTTGGTGACACAACGATGTATCTTGGGATAGATGGATCAACAGAGTTCTCATCAAGCTTCTGTTTTGCTTCAACTAACTTAGCGATTGTTAGACCGCCTGATCCTGAAGCAATTTGATTACCAGCTGGAAATGATGTTGTAGTAGATCCATCTTTCCCAGTTTTGGCATCGCCAAACATTGCAGCGATGATAACGTCATCCATCTTTCTGCCCATTGCAGCTGCTGCTGCCCTGGCGTAAGTTGATGTAGGATCAATCAATAATCTGATTTTATCCTGATCATCTATTAAAGTCGCATACTCATAATCTGACATTGTGACCATACGTCTTTCATGAGGTGTTTCAACCAAAGGTGTATCAGCGTTCCTTGTAGTTTTTTCTACAGCTGCTGTTGATCCAACTTGGTCGAAGAAAGCCTTCTCACCATTAACAGTTTCAATATCTACGGTGTTTCGTAGAAGTGATCCCATTTGTTGTGAGAGAAGCTGAACATTCGATGAAAATTGATTCACGAATGCGGTAGTTATCTGATTCGCAGACATTTACATTCTCCATTAAAATTAAGATTTAAGTTTCTACGATTGGCTATCTGCTTGCGCAGACCATCTATTACTAAGGGTAATTAATCCACCTTACGCAAAGGTATGTGCTATGGGGCATATAGCTTATCCATAGATTAACCCATCACTGGGTATTTATGCAGCATCACCAGTTAGCATCCCATTGAGCTGTAAAGCACGCTGAACAACTCTATTATGATCAGGATGTTGTTTATCCCAGTACGGTGTACCAGGCGCCATGATACTATTCAATTCTTGTTGCACTTGTTCTGTAGCCATACCAGGAACATTGTCTCTACCTGAAAAACTATCTTCACCAATTTTTTCAGATATAAACTGACCTATGTTTGAAAACATTTCAATGATCATTGGGTTGTCGCCAATCCTTGTTCCGTCAGCTAATTTCATTTCTGTTATAGCGTCATCGTCACTGCTGAAAAAACTTACAACTTCATTGCTGTAACCAATATTTTTTTCATATTGATCGCCCCATTCATTTTGTAAATCTTTTTCTATGCCAACTCTTATTTGTTCTATTTGATCTTCTGTTTTCTCACCCATTGTATCTATATACCCACCATACTCAGTTAGGATATTTTCAGCCTGGGTTTGTGTTAATCCGTTTTTATATGCAAGCTCTCTAAAAAAAGTTACACCTTCATCACCAATAACCTCATTGCTTGACAGCTCATAGCCGTCAGCTGTATCAGGTCTACCTATCTTTGAATAGAAACTATCCATTTCTTCAGGTGTTGTGTATTTACCTGGTATGGCAACTTTATCTGCGCCAACCATTTTTTGTGCGTTGATAAGAGATTTAGCCATGCCATTGATATCTTTATATGTAGATAAACTTGGATCATCTCTTATTGATTCATCAATGTGATCTCTAAAATTAAATTCTGTTGTTCCTTCAGACGCTGCTTGTCCAGTATCTACTGGGGCATCCGCTACCTGACTTTCTTCAGACATTTATAGCTCCTTCTTGTTCTATTGGTTTTTTATCTTCAATCATGTTGTTAATAAACACTACAACTGACCTTTGACCTTCACGGTATATTGTCTCATCACTATTCGGTACGAAGGTAGAAGACTTATAACTAAACCTAGTTTCTAAATCTTCTAAGACCTTCTTACCTTCAGCGGAGGAGAACAATTCTTTAAATATAACTCTTAACTGTTCAGGACTACTCATCACCAGCTACCAAATTCAATACTGCTTCTTGTGCTTCAGGACTTACATCATCAGCTGCTCTAAGACCTGGCGCAGCTTCACCAGCTGCTTTTCCAAGCATTGCTGCCCTCTGATCAGCTGCCATTTGAGCTTGCATTTGTTGCTTCTGTTCGCGGATTGCAGCCACCTCTTCTTCCCCTCTAACTACACTAGCTGGTACTCCAGTAGTTTTGATTATGTGCTTGGCAAGACCATCAACATCCAAGAAATCAACCACATTAGGATCAACTTGCATAAGAGGTGCAAGAAACTGAAACAACTCAAGAGATGCCTGAATATCACCCTGACGCTGTGCTTTTGCTAGTGGTGATACATATTCTATATCTATTTCATTACCAGCCATAGTTTCAGGAGCTGGAGCAAAACCTTTTTTCTTTGATATTAAATTAAATATTCTATCAATAAGCGGTCTAAGTAATTCTGATTGCAGCCTACCAGTAAGCGGCGCAAGTATTCTCATTTTCTCTGTAGATTTTTGAATCACTTCTGTTGCTGTCATTCCTGGTCTATTACCAGTAACTAACTGATCTACATAAAACGCAGCTCTAATTGCTGTACGTCTTTGTTCTAACTGATTTTCACCCAAAGGATTATTAGCGCCAATATTCAGTGGCTCAATTCTATCCCTAGTGCCTGATCGGTAAAAATTCAAACCGCCTGGAACGGTACGAACTGGTAGTATAAAACCATCATCAGGAACTAGAAGGGGAGGATGGATTTGCAATTGAGCCGCCTGAATAACTGCTTTGGACATTTCATTCAGCATTTTTATGTCAGCCAACGCTGTCATAGCTGGTGATCGTCCATAACCATTTTCATATGATGCCTTACGAAATCTTGGAACCATATACGGAAACTCATCAAATCCACTTTCGGATATAATTTTTTTATCACCAGGATCTAAATATATAGATGCTACTGGTTTATTCTTTGCATCAATCTTTACAGTGTCTCTATCGTATCTTGGCATCACTACATGAAGCAGCTCGACCATTTCATACGGATCATCCTGAGATTTTTTCAAAAGTCTTTGTGTTATATTCTCTTCACCAAACTGCGCCACAGCTGCCCTGGCTGGCATTTTGAACTCTCGAAATACTGTATCAACTCTTCCAAACTCATCTTCAGATACGTAACATTCTGATATGTGCCTGGTTGAAAATCTTAATGTACCTTCTTTGTCAGTATCAACAAACATGACAGCTGTGCCAAAAGTAACCAGGTCAAAATATAATTCATTAATAGCTTCATGAAAATTTGATCTACCGATCTCAACATACATTGTATCAGTTGCAGCTTCTAACCATTCTTTTGATGTATCGTCAGTTTCAAACTCATCGTCAGTATAACGAAGACTAAACCAGGGCGTGCCTGAATTAGTCAACATTCCATGCATACTTGACGCCATAAGTTCAGCTGCGAACTGGGCAGTACCATCAAATATACGCTCGGTGTTTTTATCACCATGCGTTCTTTTTTTGGTGATGTTGCCCTTGTTCGGCGCAACAAAGTCACCGATTTCTTGCCAGTGACTTTCCCAGTTGCTTCTGTATGTCTTCAGGCTGCCAAACCTTTTCATCAATACGGCAGCTCTTTGATCAATCTCAGCCATTAATAGTTCCTTTTATTTTGTCCTAACAAACTTGGCTTTTCTGTTGGCGCTTCTTCAAGCAATCCCTGACCACCAGTTACCCTGGCTGCCATTTGACCCTTCTTCCTAGCTTGCGCAGTTTTTACCCTCTGCTGCTCTTTTGATCCTTGAGGTGTAATTGTAGGCTCAATCGGCGGCGGCGGAGGTGGCGGTGGCGGCGGTGGTGGTGGTTTAGGCGATCTTAAAAATCCCATATCATACTCCTACTTGTTGAAAAGGGTTGTAATCCATTTCGGCATGAATTTGCGGCGGTCTACTACTCTTAACCGTTTCTTTGATACCGACCGCCGTGTAGCGTAGCGCGTCAGCGAAGTGCGAAGACCAATCGTGTACTGGTGTAGTACGGAAACTACGCGCTCTTTCATTATACCCACGGTGATACTGACGGAGCGCCACCAAGCCTTGCTTGCACTTTTCAGCATCAAACCAACTCCTGGGTATTAACATCTGCGCTGCGTGTAATCCATCTTCCAAGGGTAGCTTTGGTACAACCCTGAAATTTAATCCTAAATCCCATGCTATCTCCCTTCTAGATTTACCTGATCCAAGTTCACGCACCTCAATGTCATGCGGTGCAAAGTGATCTCCATATAAATAATTCTTCTTAGATAAAATACTTACATAATGGGGCAATCCCTCACCCCTATTCTCATAACAATCTATAAAATGAACAGCTCGACCAACTGATTGTACAAACCAAATAGCGGTGCTATCACCAACACCTAAATCCCAAAACGTATCCACCTTTACGGTTGGATCATGAGGAACCCTCGATATGCGCCCCTCTTCCATAGCTGCTTCAAGCTCTTTACCAAAAATAGCACCTGGTACATTGGCAACCCATGAACATTCATATTCCTGGGCATACTGATCACTAGTCATAGCTTCTTTGGCACTACGCAACTCAGTAGCATTTAATATAGCTGTTTCACTAGCCTTGTGTACCGCCGTATACCAATCATCATTATTGGTGGCTTGTTCATACATTTCAAAAAACGCATTCTGACCTTTTGGCGTTCCTACAAAATAACAAAAACCTTCACGATCAGATAGCGCTGGTCTAATAACTTCAGGAAATACCTTTTCAGGCATATCCGCCACCTCATCCATGAAACATCCATCTAAGTATATTCCACGCAAACTATCAGGATTTTCAGCTCCTAGAAGGCTTATACGTCCACCATTAGGTAAATCACAACGTAATTCTGTCTCATGAAACTTAATACCTGGTATACCACCAGCAAACTGCTTCAAATAATCCCAGGCTACAGCTTTGGCTTGCCTATATGTCGGTGCTAGATACGCATATCTAGGCGCCTTCTTAGGACATAATACAGCTGCCCTCAACAAATGATTGATAGCCATAACTGTTTTACCCATCCTACGATGGCATACAATAACGCCCCAGCGGTACTGCTCCAGGTTTTGATGTAATTTAGCCTGAAGATTTCTAGGTTTATAGGGTATCGTTATCTGCATGAGTGTAAGACACTCTCCAATCTGTATTTACGTATATAGAGTCTGCGCCACACCTTTGGGTATATAGGGTGTTGCTGTAGGAAATTTGCCTTTTTTTTGTTAACATAGTGTTAACATATGATCATCCTACAATAAATATTTGTTTACTACCTTGGGTTACAGCTTACCAGGGCATCGAACTAATAAGTCGTTCAGCCAGGCATCGGATCTCGCGCGCGTAGATCAGACAAGCAGAAGATGTTTTATATATAGCTATCCTACTTTAACTTCACCGTTATCCCAGCTTAATGTAATACTATTTTCAGCTGCCACACTAGGTTCATCCTTCTTATCTCTAAGACCATATGGCTGTATCCTAGCTAACGTCCACTTCAACGTATCAATCTCCAAACGCCTTCTTTGCACCTCTGCATTTAGAAACCTTGTATCAATACTTTCAGGCAAAGGTTGTACAGCTAGATCATTAATATGATCAGAAAAGTATTCTGCTTGCATCACTCTACCTTTACGATAAATATCCCACAGCTGCTCATCGTCTTGCACAGCTCTTGTAATAGATCTATAGCTAGGCATACCTTTAGTCTTACAAATGCTTACCAGGCTTTCACCGTTGGCTAACCGATTGGCTATGTTTTGCATTATTATCTTGTTGACTACTTTTGCCATAACTATCCTTACAAACTGGACAATATCCATTTACAATTGCAGTTTTATGGATATAACATATTTCAAATTTTGGATTGTCTTGTTGTGACATACAACTACATCTAGTGCTATTTTAACTTAAATATACCTGATTTCGGTACATTCGTCATTTTTTATTTATCTTATAATACAATTTTATCAATGCATCCTGATACCTACGCTTTACAATTCTAGGATCATTAAGGCGTAATATCCTGGCTATCTTAGACCATTGAACACCTCTATCACGGTATGCAGCTGAATGAGCTACTGCCCAAACTAACTTTCTATCTTTTTCTTCCATCAATGCCAGGTAATCAGCAATCTTATCATATCTATCTATCTCAGCATTTGTAGCTGACAATCTCATTTCTGACTTACCATCCCATCCGTAGCTATTCCAATCTTTAACATAATCAACCCAAAATGCCATTTTTGTCTTTCTGACAACAGAAGGTAGCTTTCTATCTGTTTCAGCTGCTTCTAGGAACTGATCATGTAATGCTGTTATGTTTGGCAAGTGTCTTTTCCATTTCTATTATAAAATCATATTTTTCATAAAACGATGCTTCCTGTAGGTTTCTCAGCAGCTGCATATAGTTTTGTTCTGAATAATTAGGACGTATTTTGCGCAATATTCTATCTAAACGAAACTGCATATCATCAGTTCTTCTACGCTCTTTAGCATTACGATAATTTACATTAAAATTTTTGGTGGTTTTACTAACAATAGATTTGATGGCGTTTTGTTTGGCAGTAGAGTTTACAGTAAAGTTTGCCGCATCGTTTACTTTGTTTTCTTTACTAATATTTTTTACTTGGAGTTTGTCTATACTGTTAGCTAGGGTGTGACGTAAACTTTGCTGTATAGACTGTCTATTTACGATTTTATCTTTTGAATTTTTTTCGTCAATCATTTTTTTTCTTCCAACGCACCAGCTATGAATTTGTAATTCCCCCCATCTACCGCGTGATCCCTTTTGTATCCCCCTACATCCCACCGAGTGCCTTTAAGTTCATCTAAAATTCTTGCGCTTTCAGCTGGTGTTACATCCTCTTTAAGCTTTTTTCTCAGGACTAAACTGATTCGTGCAGCAAAATTTATAAACACCTCTTCATAGTTTCCATAATTCTTGCCACGCTGCTCAAGTATATCAGCAGCTTCTTTTGCTAGTTGTTGTGGTTTAATCAATACCTAACTCCTTTAAATCAATAATTTCATGATCATCAAACTCTTCAAACTCATCATACCTTGTTCTTGGCTCTTGGCGCCTTGCTGGTAACACTTTCTTTTTACCAGGTCTAATCATACCACTGGTAACCTGATTGACACCTCTATGCAGCTTATTTACGTTTATTTTTTCATTTTCTCTTGTCTCCAGGGTATAAAATGAATATTTGCAGCTTATACATACTCTTCTACGTCTTACCTGATTATCTTCATAAGCTCGACTATCTTTTACCTGGGTAGATTTTTTACACATTGGACAATTCATTGAAATAAATCCATTTGTGCTTTTACAAACTCTTGATGTTTGATTTTATTATAATTAACAACAGTTCCATAATTTACACGCCAAATTTCATCCATCAGTAAATGAAACTCTCTCGGATTTTTTTCTTTTAAATTATTATACAATTGCAATAAATTATGATGTCCATCCTTTTCTAATCTTTTAAACCAGGTTTTCCACCAATCTTGATCGACCTTCATGCTCCAAGCTCCTTGGCAAGTTTCTCGATCATTTGCATTTGTGTGTTGTCTTTTAACTCAATCAAGTTTGATAAAAATAATTTCATCTTTGAAAAGTTATCTATTACAGCTACAGCTGCACCAGCTTCTATTAGCTGTTCATGCATCTTCTTTTGCTGCGGTGTAGTCCTTCCCCCTGGTCTTTTAAGCTCTAAAAATATACTGCACGGTACACCATCCCAAAAGTAACGCTGCGGTACAAATATACATAGATCAGGAAAGCCAGGCTTCATACCCATAGCTTTCATTTTGACATGGTAGTTTACATGGCGCTTACCTTCATTTGGTGAATGATGATATATAGCGCCCCTTGGTAGTGCAGCATCTAACCAATCCACAACCATTTTATGAAATTGGTATTCTTTCATGCTAATCTACACGATAAAAATCATTAGGCGTTACAGCTCCGTCAGTTACTGTCATAATTGCAGTCATGTATTTTGCGCTTGGTATCATCCTATCTTTATGTGTTTGAGGAAGACAAAAACGCCTGGCAATCGTTGCATGACTAGCACCAATCATTGCAGCTAACTTGGCATAACTCATTTTGTTTTGATCTTTAAATTCTTTTAATGTCATGCCTGAATTATATATATTTGACATATACGGTCAATACTGTTATTTGTTTTTTTATTGATGTAACAGTTTATGACATAGGAGATATTATCAATGCGTGCTAAAGATGATGAATTGTTAACAAAATTAAGCACAATGAAAAAAAATAATTTGAAACAACTAATCAGATTAGCTGGTTTATCACACGCTGAAGTAGCCGAAAAAAAAGGTATAGCTCCTGAAAGTTTGTCCAGGCATATATCAGGACGATCTCAGTTTAGTATTCAGGATGCAGAAGATTATGCTGAGATACTTGATATAGACCCTAGTCAGCTGCTTTTTCCAAACCCTGAAGTGAAAATATACGGCAAGATAATTGATTCAAATGTCGTTGTTATGAATGATACATCAGACCCTGAAGAATGGATATCCACACCATTTAGATACCCACCTCATGTTGGCGTAATTCTTGACAAGCGCGAAACATTTAACAATTTCATGGATGGTGCAATGTTAATGATTGATATTAGACCTATACAAAAACAAAACGTTCCACAAACTGCGTTTGGTAAAAATTCAATTGTAAAAACAGATGATGGTAAAATTTTACAAAGAGCAATATTTCCATCTTATGATGGCAAGTTTACACTTGTTTCTCTTAATGGCGCAGTAACTTCTGATATAAATTTGAAGTTTGCTTGTCCAGTTCTCATGCGCGTTGAAAGACCTGAACTTTTAGGTTTTCAAAATAAAAGTTGACACTTTTAACAGCTTCTGTCAAAACTATTAATACCCAATTAATAGTTAACAAAGGTTGTTTAGAGTATGGAGTTCCCTTCTTTGCCCAACTGGGCAACACAAAAAAACTACTTATGGCATTCTAATCCTGAAAGTAGACCAGTATGTAGAACATACTTTGATAAATGTATTATAAGACCAAAACTCGATATAGCTTGGTCTATAGTCAAAGGCGAAAAGAACGGTGATAAAGATCACGCCTTAGAACAAATCAAAAAATATACTAATGATGCAGCTAAAATGACAGCTGGTAAAGTTGTACAATCATTAGTTGAAGATTACAGAATCAATAACAAAGCAGATACGATAGAAGATTGTATTGATGCTGGTAAAGAAATGTTTGCCGAATACAAACCTAAGACATGGGATGATGGCAAGGACGAAGCACAACTAGAGATATGTAGAGATACTTTTGCTGACGTATTTAAGAATTCATTAGAAGGTTTAGATGAAGCGCAGAATAAAATGCGTATTAACAAGCTAGAAGGTGAACGTAACTATATGTTTGCTGTTCCAGGTCTAGCATTAGAGTATAACGGCAAGCCTGATTTTAACGGACAAATAGAACTTAAAACTACCTGGGCAACATACAGTAAACTAATAAGTTCAGGAAGGCGTTCAGCTAGTCTCCCTTCGCAACCTAGCTGGTCGCATTTATGCCAGGTTGCTGGATACTGGGCATTTAAGAATGAGCCGCAATCAATTGTATATGCTAACGAAAAAGGTTTTAGAGTTTTTACCGAAGAGAACTGCGAAAAACTAGCGCCTGAAGCTCTTAAAAATATTTGGAACCATATTGTAGCTAAGTGTCGTATCCGTGAAAACCAGCTTAAATCAGCTGAAACAGTGAATGATCTTATACAGCTGGTCGAACCTGACTTTAGCCATATGTACGCCTGGGATATACATCCTGACGTTTTATCAGAAGCAAAACTTTTATGGGGATTTGTATAATGAATAAGTATTTAAAAATGCACATTACAAAAGCGACACCAAAACAAAATGTAAATCTTTTTGGGTACACTGTTTTACAGTTTCTTGGTTTTTTA